ATATTATTATCCCTAATTGCGTTTTATAAATTTTAAATTTTAACCGTTAAAATGTTCAAAGCATTAAACGCTACACAACTTAGCCCTGAGGGGAAAGTTGAATTATCAAAATTTACTGATCAATATATTGTTGATGTCTATAAGCACGAATTAACAAATGCATTTAGACATTCATATAGGTTAACAGAAGAACAAAGTTATATGTTAGCCAAAATATTATCACCTGTCACTGTAATGCCACGTGACACAATTAGGTTGCGGGACGCAAGTCACCCTGTTTTAGCAGCCATTAATGAATTTTGCAACAACGATGCTGAAATTTCTTGTCAAAGAGATAAAACTAGAGGTAAGATCGTTTTATCCATCGGTGATAATGTTTGTAGTAAGATCAAAGCAAACCACAATTGTAGTCTAGTAGATAGCGATAGAGAATTATATCGCCAGGTTTGCAATACAGTGCACAAGGATCATGCAGATATTGAAATCCAAACAATGTTTAACCTTGCTGCACGTGGCATTAACGGACCTATTTGTCATAGAGGCGCACAAAATTGTAATTTTAAAGCTGATATAGCATACGCTGTGCATTCTATGTATGATGTTGACGCCCATACATTATACGACATTTTTGAGTCACACGATTTAGACGCAATGGTTGTATATCTGTATATGCCACCTGAATTATATTGTGCTGCTCTTAAAGGACTATATGGTGACACTTATGAATTTAGGGAATATGAGAAACACATTTTCTTTAGTATGCATGATACTTCAATTCCTTATAAACACCACAAGAAAGATGGATGGTTATTTTGGTCAAAATTCACAAAAATTGAAGGTCCGGAATTTAAAATAATAAGAGAAAGCGTTAGATCATATGGTCCCCTTCATGTTATCAATTTAGTTAGGACTAAAGATCGAAGATTTAACGACCCGATTTATATGACCATCCCACTTAGCAAAATGCTAGGTGATAATTGCTTGGTACCGAATATCGTACAATATGTCAAACAAGGTAGAAATAACTACCAAGCCGAGTTGGAACATTTTATAGTTCCTACACACGTTGTCGAGTCACTCGTTGGTTACGCCAACAGAGCTCATGATAACACATATTCGGCTACTGAGATAGCAACTTTGGCATCAGGACTTAAAAGGCAGCTTAAAATAGGTAATACTGTTTATCACGAGAAGTGGTCTATTGATGCTAATAGCTATACTCACGTTGTTATTTCCCTTTTTATAATTGGTGCAATACATCGCACAACTAGGACAAAAACAATTAGTGCAGCATTCCAACAGCTGAAGAATGAAGGATCACAGGGTTTTTTTGGTAGGTTATTTTCTGACTTAGGTTTCGACTTCGTCAGATTATTAGATGATATAACTGACTGGTTTGTCAACAAACTAGATCATATATGCGGTAACGATAAAAGTGATTTTTACATCAAATCTGACGTTTCCAGGTTATATCAAAACCTTTCCATTAACCACAAAACCGCTAGACGTTTAGAACATTTTCAAGTTGTTTACCTTCAAGATGAGATCGTGTCAAATACCTACAAAGTGTATAACGATGATATAACTGAGGTTATTGCCAAATGTAAAAGATACTTTGATAAGTTCATGAGTTTCTTTAAATACAA